TCCGTCGGGATGCATTTAAGCTAGGATAGCGTCTATTGCCGGCTGGCGTGATTCGTAGAAGTGGGGTATTTGTGTTCGGCCCGGCATGGAGCCGGAAGGAGAAAACCGTGGGTACAATTGAACTCAGCGACCTTCGTGGATATTTCAAGGAGCTAGCGGGGCCAGCTTTTGAAGAATTTTGGTTTGAATACCAAGCGGATATTCCAGTCGACATCGGGAGGTTTATGTTCATCTACCGACGACTTGTTACCGCGGTTTTCTTTCTCAACCATATGACGGACAAAGCCACCAAGCTTCGCGGTGCCAATAGCCCAGGCGAAGTGATCAGGCTGGTCAAGGCCTTGGATAACGACGCCGGCACCGCTCTTGATGTGTGCCGTCAGCTGACCAACGATGTAAAACATCCCAAGACGCAGCCTCAAACTTTCAGCACTAGAGACCGGACTGAGTCTGATGAGGCAGGTATACATCAGCTGCCTTGCTGGGTTTACACCGACAAGGACGGTGCAGCACACGACCTGTGCGATATCGCCCAGCGAGCGTGGCGTTATTGGATTGATTACCGTCATGAAAGGTAAAGCAAACTAAGGCGCCGCCCTCCGTGACCGGTGGTGGCAATTTGGTTTGGGTTGGGGTATTACGGGTGATCGGCATGGAGGAGCAGTGAACGATGGGCGTCAAAACAAACAATAAAAGTCAGTTTGATTTGTTAGTTTATGTAGGACTTGTTGTTATTTTCGTGCTTCTTGCTTCACTTCTTTATTTTTACTTCAATGTCTTTGATGGTGATGTATCAAAGAAGCCTGATAGTTGGTCGGCGTTTGGATCTTTTTTTGGTGGAGTCTTTGGTCCCGTAATATCGCTAGTTACGCTTTTTGCATTGTTGCGCACCATACAGCTCCAGAAGGACTTGCTCGTTAACCAATCAACTGAGTTCGAAGCGCTTTCGTCTTTGCAGTCTGAGCAGTTGAGCGTGACGAAGCTGTCAGACTATAAAACTCATCAATTGCAGCTTCTTCATCAACAAACCACAATGCTTGAGCAGATGCAGGATCGATATAATCAGGAGGCTGAGCGAATTTTTTTGCATACAACTGAGTTTCACGGGACAAGGGCTGTCGCGCTCCAGAATATGGACAAGGCCATAGCTGATACTGAGTCTAAAATCAGTAAATTAATAAAGCTCTCGATAAAGGTTTCATTAACTACGTATGAAACAATCGACCAAATCAGGGGTGCTGTGTCAGAAGGGCTGAAATCAATCGATCCCTTATTTGCAGAAAGTGATATTTCCAACGAGTAGATTAGTGCAATTAGGAGTATGTTAATGCGAGTTTTCGGCTCCGGTTGCGGCAAACTCTTCAAGCTGCCGTGACCACTTTTCTTTTATCACCAATTCCGGTCGCGACATCTTCACGAAGCGTTCCGACTCAGCCGCTGGCGCTGCAGCCAGGTTGATAATGAACGTCGACACCGTCTCCTGCCATTCCTCGAAGCCGTGGCGCTCGCCGAGAATCAGCAGGGCATCATCGAGCGCTTTCGAAACAATCAGCGATCGCTTCTCGGCGCCGATCCGGTCGAGCAGCGCCTTCTCCTTGGCTCGCTTGTCCTTCTGTAATTGCGCATTGCTCTTGGCCATGGCCTACCTCTTCAATTCCGCTGGCCGGCAAGTCCAGCCAGGTCTGTCGTTTGCGTTGTTGGATTCGAGCTATGCGGCGCATGAAGTACAGCCGCGCCGCGCCTTCGGATAATCGATGCCGTGATTGGCGAGAATCCGCTCGAGTGTTTTGTTGGCGATGCCGAGGCGTCCGCACACCTGCCGGCGAGTGATGCCCAGCTCAAGGAATGCTCGGATGCGCTCGGCGAACTTCGCGTCGCGGGCTTCAAGGTGCTCCTCCCGGTCTTTACCGGTCAGCCGGCCGCGAGCTGCACCCTTGAACGTCAGGTTGTGGGCCTGGGCGATGTTGTAGAGTGTGCGGCGGCTGATGCCGAGAGCTTCAACGATCTCTGCTTGCGTGTGCGTCGGCGCCATTTCGCGAATCCGTTCGAGCTGCTGCATGCGCTCCTGATGGCGAATGTCTTGAGCTGACAACGGTTGAGGCGGAGAGGGCGCCCGACGGCGTACGAATGGCTTCGGCGCCGGCGGCATCTGGTTGCTGTAGCTGATCGGCTTGGGTTTGTAGCCGATGGGCTCGGCTTCTTCGATCTTTCCGCCGGCGGCCAGGAACTCTTCGACCTGCGCCGCCAGCTCGTTGGATTTCGGCCGAAGAGCTTCGACCAGGCTGAGGTGATTGCTGATCATGCTGCGATCCCCAGTACTTGGTTCATGCGATCCTCGAGTATCTCGTAGAAGGTTTTCACCCGCTCCGAGAGCTTGCGGATCATTGCTTCGTCGCGGTAGGCGCGCTTGATAAACAGCGGCATGCCCGGCCAGTAGCAGACGAAGTCGATCCACTCGCGTTCCGAGACCCACAAGCCGCCCTGGCATTGGGCGATGTGCTCCTTCGGGATCTCGCCGGACAGAATCACTTCCACCTGAAACTTTGGCAGTTTTGTTTTGATTTCCGTCAGGCCTGTAGGCCCGACTAGCGAATCGGGCGAGTAACCGGCGCCGTGGTTGAGGATGATCGCCACCTGGTTGGTTTCGACTTCCTCGCGCTGCTCATAGAGCTTTCGGGCGACACCTTCCAGTTCATGGCCTCGTTCGGTGTGTCGATTCCCCTGGAAAGGGTCGGCAGCCTCGCCGGTGATGCGCTCACCGATAAGCGTGTTCATGTACGTGAAGGCGCCGGCGCCGAAGCCGGCTTCGCCTTTGCCGTTGACCAGCAGGCATTCCAGCTCAGAGCAGGTGACGATGCCCAGCCGCAGAGCCAGCCATTCCTGCGATCCCTGCTCGACCTCTGTGATGATTTGCATGGCCGTTACCCCGCTTGCTGAGCTGCTTTGGCCGCTCTTGAGATTGAGTTGTTCAGACCTGCCACGACGCCATCGAATGCGGACTTAGCTATCTGTCCGGGGTCGCCGTACATTTTCTCGAAGTTGGCGTGGACAGCCTCGCTGCATTTATCCAGCAGCGCCTGAATCTGCCGCGCCTGGGCAGGCGTGACCAGTTGTTCAGATGGCTCGACATATCCGTCGTTGTCGTTGTCGTCTCCGCTGGTGATGTTCAGCAGGGCGCACATCACATACCGCTTTCCATACGTTGTGGTCGAACCAACCGACTGAACAGCACTGCGCCCGGCGCCAGTATCAAGGGGCAGGATCATTGTCGTTTCTTCGCGGTGCCCGGCCTTGTGCATCAGGATTCCAGTGACGCTCACACCGTTGGCCTGGTTCACAATCTTGAAGGAAACGCCAAAGCCGAACTTAGCCATGACCGGACGGACCGCGTAATTGATGTCGTCGAGGTCGGCGTACATCTTTTTCGTGTGGGTGTTCTCGGTGCGCTTTTCGACAGAAGGCATTTCACACTGCATTTCAGCGAATGCTGCGTTGAAGGCTTCGAGCGCACTTTTGGCTTCCATTCGGTCTTGAAGCTTGATCAGGCGCTCCAGCTTGTCCATGTCGCACCGTGGGTCGAGAGCAAGCCGACTGATAGTTGCCAGCATGCTGATCTCTTGGGGCGGATGGGCGAGCATTTGGCTTTCACGCTCTGGAGGCATGATGATTTCGGTAGACATAGCAACCTCAGTAGCTGATTGAAATGGCGGGGATCTTGCGCTGGGCGATCAGGGTGATTGCCTGCTTTGCGCATTCCTCGGTCATGCCGCCCTCGATGAAGGCTTCCAGCGCGGCGCGGTTGATCTGCTTCTTGTGTTCCAGATCGGCCTCGCGCGCCTGCTGCTGGCGAAGGATCTCGGCAGCAGCAGCGTCGGCGCGACGGCGCTCATCCTCTCGGGCGAGCTCGATATCGCGCTCTGCTTGCAACGCAGCGGCTTGGCGCTCTTGCTCCGCACGCTGCTCGGCGGCAATGCGATCGGCTGTGGCCTGGGCCGCCGCACGCTCTGCTTGCTCTGCCTGTAATTGCAGTTGCAGGCGCTGGCGTTCAGCATCCACCTCAGCATCGCGGGCGGCCTGTTCGGCGGCACGCTGTGCTGCGGCCGCTTGATCCAGAATCTCCTGTTCGCGGCGAGCAGCGGCCTCACGTTCAGCTTCGGCTGCCTCCCGTGCGATCTGCGCATCACGTTCACGCTGCGCCTGTGCTTCGGCTTCGGCGCGAAGCCGGATCAGTTCAGCCTGCTCGGCTTCGTACCGTGCTCGCTCGGCGTGCAGGGTGCGCAGCTTGATCAAAGTCTGGTCTTTTACCTGGGCGGCTTCGGCCAAGAACTCTTCCCAGCTTTCGCCGATTTCGAGCAGTTCGAGGTCGGCGATGATGTTGGCCAAGTGCCCGGACGTGGGCGCCGTTTCGAAGATGGCGAGATCCTTGATGCGCTGGATCG